AAAAGAGATTCTGAAAATCAACCATTTTTAGATTTCTTAGATATGGTAGGACATTATTATGATAATATCTGGATTCATATAAAAGCAATGACCGATACATATGATAGACGAGAGGATTTAACAGAAGGATTATCAAAAGATTTAGCTTGGACAATTTCAAATGCGTTCGGTTGGAAACAACCATCAGGAACTGAAATCACAGAACTACACAGATTAATAACTGGACAATATTTAAGTGGTTCATTTGGTTCAGAAGAATACAAACAATATTCAGAAATATCAGGAAAAGAAATACAACAAGAAATTTGGAATCGTGTATTGACAAATATGCCTTATATTTTAAAAAACAAAGGAACAAAAGAATCAATTCAAGCTCTTATTAATGCTTATGGTATACCACCAACAATTTTAAAAGTTAGAGAGTATGGTGGAGCAGATAACAAAGATTATCAACCAACATTTGAAACTCAACAAAGATTTACAAAAGCATTAGATTTTAAAAATAGTCAATATATTCAAACACAATGGAAAGAAACATCAGGTAGTTTAAGAACACCAGATACTATTGAATTTAGATTTAGAGCCGCTTCAAGTTCTAATCAAGTATTACTAGCTAAAAACATTGGAAATGAACAAGGGTTTGCAGTTAGATTAATAGATGAAGGTTCAACCACAGATAACAAAGGTAAAGTTGAATTTATTATAAGTAGTTCACTAACAGGTTCAGTATTTGGAACACAGAGTGTAACTTCATCTTTATTTCCAGTATTCAACAATGAGTTTTGGTCAGTTGGTATAACTAGAGAATCAAGTAGTGGTTATAATACAACGGAAGACAGAACATTAGAATATAATACAACAGGTAGTATAAAGTATAATTTATTTGTAAAACAATATGAATCTGGTGTAGGTAGAATATTATATGATTCTTCAACTTCAATGACATTAAGTGGTTCTTCTACAGGAACAGGATTAACTTCATCATTACATAATGGACAATGGACTGCAAGTGGTGATATGTTCTTTGGTTCAACCGGTTCATTTACTGATTTAGGTGTAGAGTTTACAGGTTCTTTACAAGAAATAAGATATTATAATGCACCACTAACAGAATCAGCATTTAACAACCACACAAGAGCTCCAAAAGCAATAAATGGTAATCACGCATCATCATCATTTACAGATTTAGTATTTAGATTAAGATTAGATGATAATAAAAATTTATCAACATCACCAGCTTTAAACAATATAGCACCTGACCAAAATTTATTTGCTAATTCTGACGGAGCGTTTGAGTCAGGTAGTGCAGTTGGATTTACCGCAAATACATTTAGTAATATTGTTCAAGAAGAAAAAACTTTATTGCCAAATATCGGTATTGGTAGAAAAACAAATACCAAGATTAGAATTGAACAAAATTATGTTCCAACCGGTTCAGATGGTTTTATTCGTTTAAGTTTTGATGAAAGTGTTGAAAAAGGTGAATTAGATACAATGCCAAAAGACTCAAATAGACTTGGTGTTTTCTTTTCACCAACAGATGTAATTAATCAAGATATTATTGAATCTATTGCAGATTTAGATATTGAAGAAGAAATAGCAGACCCAAGAGATGAGAAAGAATTCTTTTACAGAGGATTAAGAACTTTAGCAGAATCTTATTTCCAAAAATACACAGGAACAAATAGTTTCTGGGACTATATGAGATTAATTAAATACTATGACCAAGCTATATTTGAACAAATTAAAAAAGTTACACCGGCTAGAGCCAAAACAACTTATGGTTTATTAGTTGAACCTACAATTTTAGAAAGGTCAAAGAATATAATTTTAAGAGACGAGTCATTTGAAAACTTACACAGAGAAGGTGAGATAAATGTTGGATTGTTAGAAGCAACACAATCATTAAATAGACCTGTTGTATCAATAACTTCATCAAGACTTGACTACGAAGGAACAATATCAGAAAGTTTCGCATACGAACCATCAACTTATTTATTAAAAAGTGCTTCATTATCATCTTCATTAGGATTTACAGAAAGAAGATATTTAGAAGCTAATGTAGAATATGGTTCAAGATTATTTGTATCTTCAAGTGGTAGAATAACTCATACACCAGCACTTTCAAGTAGTAGAGTTTATTCACCAGATATATTTTTTACAGAAGCAGTTTCAACATTTGTATCAAGTTCAAGAGAACACCCTTCATTAGAAGAAATAGAAATACATTATACAACTGGTTCATCACTTGGATATTTATCACCAAGATTAGTTGAACAAGCTCATTATTCAAGTTCAAAATTTATAGCATATTCATCATCATTAAAACCAGCTAGAGTTCAAAGACCTACTGATTATATTAGTGGTTTAAAACGAGGATATCAAGGAACAAAGAATACAAGAAAAACAACAACAGATGGAAAATTACCATTTATAGTAAAATCATCACCACAAACAGCAGTGGTATCAACAAAAGGTAGTCAAGATACAGGTGCTGGAACTGGTGGTAAAAGATTAGAAGTTAGAAAAGTTGGTAGTTAGAAATTAATTTAATTAAAAATTTTATTTTCATATATTTATAGATGACACCGAAAAGTTTCACAAAATGAAAATTCAAAAACAAAACACAATAGGAGTATTTTAATGGGAGTTTTAGATAACACATCCGTAACAGTAGACGCTATTTTAACAAAAAAAGGTCGTGAAAAATTAGCAAAAGGTGAAGGACAATTCAGAATAACAAAATTTGCATTGGGAGATGATGAAATAGATTATAATCTATATGATGTCACACACCCAAATGGTTCTAATTTTTATGGTGAAGCAATAGAAAATATGAATTTATTAGAGGCAGTTCCAGACCAAAATTTATCACTAAGATTTAAACTAACAGATGTGTCTAATGGTTCTGGTGGTTCAACAACAGCATATAATATGTCTTTAACACCAGCAACTACAACTCTTGATGACAATAGAACATCAGTAAACATTACACCTACAATATCAGGATATGATGGAGATTATAGTTATTCAATTCAAGGAGTAGCAGGAACAGCTATTGGACAATATTTAAATTATAATATTAATTCAACAACGGGTGTTCTTGAGATTAACAGATTAGCTGCTCCAAGTGTTCAAAGACAATATCAAATTACAATTGCGGAAGAAGGTAGTGGAACAGATGCAACCGTTGTAATTACACTTTTACCAAGTGGAGTAACCCCATAATCAATAAGGAGATAATTAAATGGCATTCGTAACATTTGACCAAGAAAACGATATCATAACAGAAGAAGAAGTTAAATTAACTTCGGGAATTTGGTCTGAAGGAGCAGGAACTTTAACAAGTTTCTTCACATCATCAGTTCAATCAAGTTCAAACGGACAATACTTTTTACAAGTATTTAATAAAGCTCCTTCTGATTCAACATCAGCTCCACAATTTGCAATTCTTTACGGACACAAAGCAGGTAGTGGTTCATTAGGTAAACCTGGTGTAGTTGGTAGGAGAGAAACAGCAACTGTATATGGTCAGTTCTTAAATTTAACTCAACCACCTGAAACAACAGAATTTAGTTTTGGTCAAGGAACATCAGCAGTTTGTCAACAAATTTATGCTATATCATTTGATAGAGCTCGTTCAAGAGAAAAAGTAGACCCAGGAAATTGGGAATTACAATTAGCTGGTGGACAAGTAAATGCATCAAATAAAAAAACAATTAAACTTATTGACGATAGTTCTACAAACACAAGTATTTTAAATGACGCCGGAATAACAGAATATAATATTGTTTCTGGTTCTATACAAGGTGGTTCAACAACTATTCATAAAGCCGCTGCTTCTGAAGGAACAGATAGTGGTTCGTTTGGTAAATTCTATCCAGACTTAGGTGTTCTTATTATAAACGCTACAAGATTACAAGTTAGTGATTTAGGAGACCCAACAGACGCTATTGGTGGTGCAGGGCCAGGAAGGTCAGCATTGTTTGAATTAGGTAGAACAGCTGATAGTCCTTATACAAGTTCAAACACATTGTTTAGTCCAGCTTCACATAGTTTACACAGAATGTATCACGCTATTTCATCAGGTTCTTTATTCCAAGCTCGTAGAGAAGAAGAAGTAACTTCAACACATTACTTTTGTAGAGCTATAAATAGTAAATTCAATCAAAGTAATAATCCAACTTGGACAAGTGCTTCATCAACTGAACCATTAGAAATATTTAGAGATGGTAAAGAAAAAACTTACATCACAACCGTAGGTCTTTATGATGACGCGAGTGAACTATTAGCTGTAGCAAAACTAAGTCAACCAATTTTAAAATCTAAATCAAGAGAAGCTCTTATTAAAGTTAAATTAGACTTCTAATAGGATATATCAACAATGGGTATCTACAAAACATTAAACCCGGAAGATGTATCACTTAGGTCATTTCAAGTTCATAAGAAATTTACATTTACAAACAATGATAGTGGTAGTGGAGTTTATGGACTTCGTGCAATAAGTGGTAGTAATTATAATTTTAGTATAGGTTCATCTTCCACAATATCTCAAAGTTTCGGAGAATACAATTCTCTTTCAGCCTCATTAGGAAAACAACCATACAACGCAACATATTATAGTGTTCCACTTTGGAATATGATACATAGAAAATTCTATTTTGATACTCAAGTAGCTGACGCTCAATATGTAGATTTAAGTCATTGGGAAAAAGCAAACTCACCATCAGATGCACAATCAATAATTGAAAAACCATATCAATTACATAAAATCAATCAATTTGCTTCAAGACAACTTAATGGTAATGCATCAGTCATTACTATTCCACGACAATTCTTTGGTGAAGAAATAAAACCGAAATCAATAACAATAACAGATAACAGCACAGACGCAACTAAAACATTAGTAGATGACGGATTAGGTAATATTTATGATAATGCTTATTCTTCATCTTTTGCAGTAGCTTCCGAGTCATTTGGACCTGAGGCAAGTAGTATGACCGGTAGTATTATAGGTAATGTTATGTATGGTCAAGGACTAATAGTCATTACAGAAACCGGTTCTTACAATAGAGTTGGTTCAACAAGTGGTTCAGATGGTTGGAGTGTTTCGTTTAAATCAACACATACAATTTACGAAAGAGAAGTATTTTGTAATGTTGAAAGAGGAGAATTTTTAGGACTAACTAACTATACAGCTTTTCCAGAAAATAGTGGTAGTCAATTTATACCACAAGGATTATTTAGTGGAAGTTATTCAACAGGACATAGAGGTATATCAAGATTATATCCAGCAAGTTCTTCATTTAAAACAACAGAAGTTACAGACCAATTATCAGGAGAAACTTATCTAACAAATAAACAATATAGTGGAACAGGTTCATACCAAGACTTTGTAACTGGTTCTAAATTCGCACCATACATTACAACTATTGGATTGTATGACGACACCAATGACTTATTAGCAACCGCTAAATTAGCCAAACCAATCAAAAATGATAAAGAATTAGATATTAGTTTTTTACTAAGGTTTGATGTATAATAAATAAAATTTTTTATATTTATAATTGTAGATATGCCAAATAGAAAAGCAAAAGATAGAAAAGAAAAAAGACGAAAACTCAATGAAAAATGGGCTAGAGAAGG